GATCGCTCCGGCTGCGTTGGCAATCGCGTTGAGCTCGGTCGTCATAACGTTAGCTGGTGATCCAGGTGCGCCGTATTTTATGGTTGCCATGAGTTACTCCTTATAGCGCCCTTGCGCATTGTACATCGCCGGGTGCAACTGTACCAATACCCAGTTCTACACCTCGGCTAACCGTGTTTATCCTGGCAGCACCAAGAGCGGTAATTGTTGCTGAGCCAGCCCCAAAAATGTCAATCATAACATCGGCTTCTTTACCCCATGGATTTAGAATACCAATTCCCAATAAACCCCAAAATTGTTCTTTTTTCTCTGCTGACAGAATAATATATTCACTATTCACTATATTCTGGAGCACCTCCGATCCACTCATGACAGTCTTGTGAATACTACGATTAGCAGTGTTCAGACTAGCAGAGGCTTCGACATTTGTCATGCCTGCATAACCGCGTGTGAGCGGATCGTTCACTACTTCGTCCCGCAATATTTTTAGATCCATACCACACCTCCTATGCTCCCCATAATGTCTCTTGATAAGAACGACCTTCGACAGTAGACATTCCAAGAAACTTATTCCCGGAAGCAGTCTCATTAGCTGTAATAATCCAAGTAACAATAACCTGACCATTACCTCCACTTCCACCAGCTCGAGTCGTACCGTTAGATCGTCCTGCACCACCACCGGCTGCGCCCGATGCTGTTCGGAAGACATTACCATTAGCATTTCTTGCACCGCCATTACCACCCGAACCACCACCATTTGCACCAGTACCACCAGTTATACTTGTTGAATTTGCACCTGGATTTGCGTTCCCAGCACCGGCGCCACCCCCACCACCTGTATTAGCAGCACTTGCATTATTGCCAGCACCACCTGCGTAACTGGTAATCCCCCCACCCGATCCGTTAGCTACCCCACCAGCACCAGCACGATTGCCAACATAACCACCAGGTTGACCTAGAGCACCACCATCACCACTAACAATTACACCAGTATTTCCACCAGAGTTATTATTAAAGGATGATGCTCCACCAGCATTACCAGGATTATTTCCAGCAGCTCCCCCAACACCACCTGCGCCTACCGTTAGAGCATGAATATTTCCAGGTATTAGTCCAGTAACAGCTATTCTAGCATATGCTCCACCACCTGCACCCCCAGCACCGCCTGTTGTAGAATTAGTAAGTGAACCACCACCTCCCCCACCCGCACCCCATACTTCAATTGTTGCCGCAGTAACTCCTGTAGGCACAGTCCAAGTATTTGCACCGGAGACAGTATAAGTAGTATTGGACATTTATACCTTCCATTTCTCTAATACTTCATACATCTGCTTAACTTTTTCATCCATAGAAATTGTATATTGATGCCACAAATAGTCTCCTGGAATTGAATAGACACTCATTACTTTTAGAACTGTTGTAAAATGAAGACCATATTTAGCAATATTTCTTGATAAAACATAATCGTCAATTAAATGCTCGCGAGTAATAACACTATTAACTTCATCCTGAATTGGGAAAATATTCTCAAGAGCCTCTTCATAAGTAATATCATTCAATGGATGCCATAAATCTAAGCACCAATCAGATGCTATTGTAAACCAATTACAACTTCCTATATGCCGTCCATCCCTTCTAAAGAAATTATCATATTTCCAACGATTATTTGCCATATCACTTCCATTATGGCAAACAGTATCTTTATGAAGAAATTCAGTTACATCAAACATATCTGGATGGACAAGAGCATCAGAATCGATATAGATACTCCAATCAGAATATTGACCCAGTTCATAAATTTGCAATTTTTCATAAACTGGAGGTAGGGACGGATACTTCCGGTCGGTTATGACCTGAAAATCCGCCCCTATCTTATGAGCATATCTTTTAAAAAGCGGATAAGTAAGAGCGGTAATTTCAGGAGCATAGCCATCCACATTTAATGTGAACAGCGTTTTCTTCATATTAATTCACAGTCTCCCTTTTCGTTTTTACATAAATAAAGATTGTCACTAGATAAACCAGGAACTCAATAAAATTTATAACGTTATCCCCCACTTTGCAGTCAAGTAACTATTTACAATTGCAATCTCATCCGTGGTCAATACTCTATTCCATACAATCAACTCATGAATATATCCATTCATCCAGCGCGACAGACCATCCATATTTGAACCAATTACACCTTTACCTGAATAAGGACTAGTAAAAGACGCACCCATCGCAGTGCCCGTACCTATGTTATTGTCAAAATATACTTTAATAAAATCTGACTCTTTTTCAGTAGAGCCAAAGACATGTGATCCAATCGGAACTACATTTAATAATGATTCTTTAGCACTTCCATCCCAACCAACCATTGTAGTTACATTTATGTCAGGTGCATTTACTGCACTGGGTGGACCATAGAAACATTGATTCACATACGGCGCAGCCCCAGGGTCAGTGAAACCCCACAACATAGGTCGTGAAGTAGGCGCATGATCAACTACCGTAAACACCCCAAACACCGAACATTCGCTGGCAACTGGCAGAACCTTATCTAAATAGAAATAGTCATCAATCGCATCCATCAAGATTCCAGGCAAACCATTCAAAATGTTTGTCTTAAACAAGCCCTCTTTGATCCGCGTCGCCTGAACACCATGCGATTCATTCCCAGATAAATCAGGAAGAACATGAATGGGAGTATTGTTTAAAGCATTCATCTGGCTAACATCGATCCACAAAGTGCAATTGGGAAGCACCCAAGGACGACTTTTAGCAGGTACCACTGTCGATATCTTCCATTTATTCCCCAAATATTCCCACAAGATTTTAAGTTCAGCAACCGTCAGAACGCGATTATACACGAGCAATTCATGGATATAGCCGGAATATGGACTAGTAACCACATCGCCCCAAATTCCCAAGTACCATATCCCACCAGAAAAACCCGCATAAGCACCTGTGTTAACAACCCCAGCCGTCTTAATTCCATTACGATATATATTAACAACCGATCCACTTACATTATCAAAACCGAATATGTTTGCCCCGGTGGGATCACCAACGATATTTACATTCCTATCCACACCATCCCACAAATGACCAGTAAAAGTATTACCTAGTGTATCAGTCTGAGCATACATAAAATATGGGTTGGTCGTACCTGTACCATCAAAGAACGCCCAACATCCAGTCGAGTTTAAATCAATTGGCGTCATGACCGCAATTACAGTTACAGCATTATTCAATAAGGGGGTTATAGACCACTGCACATAATCATTTGCGCCATCAAACAACACCCCCGCTTTTCCGTTCTGTATAGCAGTTTTATAAAGTGGCTTTTTGGCTGATGTTGCTTGCACCGCCTTGTTGGCCTCCGTCGCCTTGTCTCTCCATCCACCCACTACGTCCCCATCCGCAGCAACCGGCGTAGTAAGAACATTATCCTGGTACAACGTATTCTTATCATCCGCATCTAACCAGACTTTAAGTCCGGCTATAGTGAACTTGTTCCATAGAAAATATTTCTTGTTTGCATTTCTCAATAGGTTGTTAACCAATGGATTAGGCATAATATCAATCCTGTATAATATACAACCGAAAGGTCAAATTTCCAGTAGCATATACAGGCGCACCTCGCGTCACAAAGCAACCATACAAATCTCTAGAAGCGGCTGCACACTGGAAAGCAATGGTCAAATTTCCAACTGGCGCGACGCTATTAAGGGCGCTGGGATAATAGGTATTGAAAGGAATTACACCGATACAGCGGGCGGCATGCGCATCCGTGATCGTCCAAGCTGCACTATCCGCAGGCGGAGTTGGCTCAGTATCAAATAGCCACAATTCACCCATTACCGACTGCAATGCATAATCCACCAGTACTGCACTCACGATGATCCCTGTTCCGGCATTGATACGTGCAGCATTGGCAAAAGTCATCGCATCGCCAGACGTTCCAACATAATCATTAGTTACATAGGTTGCAGCTACAGTCAGTGTAGGTACTACGATGATGTTGACCATGTGCCCACCTATTGCACCCAGATGGTTTTCGCCTGCTCCTACATCCACCGTAATTGAACCTGCGTTATCATTCACCGGAATTGCTGTCTGATTGCTAGCAATTACCACTGGAACACTGGCAGCCATCAATTGCTGACCACTATCCAATAGTGTATCCTCAACACCATCCAACCCAAGAGCAATCTTAATAATTTGTTCTTGTGCGCCACTTACATCGTCGGTTCTGACAGTTTTACCACTGCCAGGTGTGACATCAATATTATCAACCATTATTTTTACTCCTTAAATTCTATCGCATTTTATTAAAAGAAGACGAGATAGATATAATTCTACCTCGTCTATCTTTGTTTTATTTAGACTTACTCAACTAGTTACTATATTAACTCGCAGCAGCGGTACAAGTAATGGTTACATTTAGAACATCATTATCAACTAATGCACGGTTCTGTGAAAATACTCCGCCACCATACAGAATACCAGTCGTACCACCCTTATTGTTAGTAGTAACAATAAAAGCGCCGCCCAAAGTTACAGTACCACTAATAGTAAAGACAGCCTTACTAGCTGAGTTGTCGACGCTCTTACTTGCAACGGTACCAAGGGTCAGCACAGGACGATTAGCCTCATCATAAGTAGTTTGCTCAGTCCAACCAGCATGAGCACCACCCATGGTATCACCTACAGCGAATGTAGGAGTAGCACCAACAACACCAACATACCAAGCAGCGGTGTAAACAGATCCCTTCAAATGCTTATCCAAAGAGTCATTCAATCCCACATCAACTACGAGATTATCAAAGTCTTCAGCCCAGAGAAGTTTCCCATCCCGAAAAGCTTCAACTACATAATGATTCTTAAGAAACTTGTCAACACTTTGAGTAACGGGATTAGCACTTACACTAGCATTTACATTAATATCATTCGAACGATCTTGATTCATTTTTAAATTCTCCTATTCAAAAGTTTCTTTATTTGCTTTGTAAGCTATATATGCATCCATCATAGCCGCAACTGGATCGATTTTTTGTTCGTACCGTTTTTTTAAAAGTTTCCTATTACCATTAGTATCTTCAAGGGTAATAGCATTACCCATTGCAAAAGTCATAAGTTCTTGATCAAAAATAAGCATTCGCTCCTCAGAAAGAGTCTTTAATTCACCAAGAGGAACAGATTCTGTCTTTGAACCTTGAATAACTTTCTCTATCCCATAAGATCCATTCTCCCTTTCCCATCTCTCGATAAATTCTTTTGCATTATAAGGATCGAATCCTACACAACGAACATCATAACTTGAATCTAATATAAAATTGTCTAAGTCATCATAAACCTCCATCATATCTAAAACTGTGCACTCGAGAACTTGAAGACTAGTTTCTTCAAGAAACTGTTCATATTTCATTCTCATAGCACCTGGTAATTTCTTTAAGGTTAATGAAGTAATATAACAACGAGTCTTAATTCCAAAAGATCCGTTCGCTAATGGGAATAAGAATAAGAAGGCACAAAAATCATCTCCTTGCGAAAGATCGAATCCCAGAGCACACGGTAATGACCAAAAATCTCTATGCCTATGCGGTAATGTCTCTTCATAAGTAAAGAAATATGTGTAACCTTCCATGGGAATTCCAAACCTTTTTGCAAGAATATCATTTCTTGTAGAAGGTACTTTTTCTGCCCTTTCAACATCTAATTGATACGTTTCATAGGTAACAGTTCTTCCAAGATTAGGATTAGCTTTCAACCACATTCTTGGATCGTTTACTTCTTGAATATCATCAAGTTTATAATACCAAATAGAAACATGGGGATTAATATAATCACCCTTAAGTATGTCCATCAACTCCATCTTAATAGTATCACCACTACTATTACGAATGGTTCCTTCTGAACTCATTGCAACAATTAAATAATTATCAAGTTTTGAAGCACCCTGTTCGATAGCCCCAACAACATCTTCGCGAATATCCCCTGATAGCCATTCGTCAATTGTGGCGATCATAGGACGTAATCCTTGAAGTTTATCAATTGACATCGGACGTATCTCAACTAAGGAACCAGTAAGAAAATTCTCAATTCCTTTTTTTGTGGATGCCAATTTTTGACGAGTCGCACGCGAGCCCGTTGTATTTTGCAAAGATCCTTCTGTGAGAAATTGAAAGAGTGGACCCCGAGATCTAGTAATTGAGGTTCGTAGTGGAGACATAACTTCTTCGGCTTGTTTCATTGTTGGCGCCGTAGTAATTTGATGGGTTGTTGCAGTGTCAACATTTAAAAAATAATTATGTATACAAGAAGCGTACATCGATTTAGCAGCGCCACGAGCAACAATTAAGTATTGTTTATTAACTAGGCGCTTTTTAATTCGCTTACGTATATATTTCCCACCACGATTATTAGCACTTGGTACATAAATACTTCGTTCGACGAAGTAATACCATCCAAAAATTTGTTCTGCCCACAATTTAAAAGTGTCAAGTAAAGTTAAATCACTACCATCAGTTAGGGTGAGTTCAGATTCGCAAAAGCGAACAAAACCTTCTACAGCCTGATCATCATAGAAAACCCCAGGATTTTCGATAAGTTGATCGATCCTATTCATCTCCATAGAAATTTCTTTGCATACTGGAATTTCTCCTTCTATTACTTTTTCCCGAAATTCTCCATAGTAAATAGGAACTGCTGTATTTGATAGAGACATAATTAAAAATCCTTCATTTTATAAAATTTCTAATAACTTTTCCTGGACCCAAATTAATCATAGTTCTTGCCCTTCAAGAATATATATAATCTAGTTCAGTTTGAAGATCTTCCGCTTCTTTAAATTTTTTATATTTCATTAATCTTTGAATATCTTTAGTAGCATCTTCATATTGTTTCTTTTCAAATCTTTGTATCGCTTTTTTTACTGCGGTTTTGCCCGATTTGATAAGAGGATCATCACTCATATCCTTCTTCCAATCTTTGTTATAGATAACCTTTTTAAATAGTTTAGTGCGGTTTCTTTTTCCAAATAATCTATTAACTTTTCTCCCATCGGCATCTTTAGCAAAACTTGTTTTTCTATGATCTCCCGCTTTTGAATCATTAGAAGATGATGCTTTTCTATGACCCCACTTCATTCCCATAATGCCAACGTGTTTTAATTCATCGTTGTTCATTTTAAATTTTCCTTTTTCATATATATGGATATATAACTTTCATTGCTTTATATTTAGCATCTAATACTAGATTTCCTGCGCGAGCCTCATTTAACAATTGCTGTATTTTTTGACGTCCATGTTTTTCAGCTGCTGCAAATTTTTTATCACTAGTTCTCCGCTGGACGAGGGAGCCGATAGTATAACCACCTACTCCAACAAGAACAACCCCAACAAGTTTTTGAGCATTATTTAATGACCTTAACGGGGACTGTCCTTTTGATTTTGTGTTACTTAATCTTTCCCGTAATACAGCAATCTTTTGGGCATCTAATTTTTTCTGATGAGGCTTTCCTTCTAACCTAGAAAGTTCCTTTTTATCTAATACTTCCTGACGTCCTTTAGTAAGCATTGTTTGCTTACGATAAAGTTGACCGCGTCTAGTACCCCAACGCATACCTATAACACCGACGTGTTTTAGTTCATCGTCCATTAAACATATCCTTTCTAGATACTTAAGTTTTTTTAACAGCCTTAAACACTTTTAAAAGCAGAGGTTTTCCAACTGCAGCTAAGGCAACTATTGAAGCTGCTACAGCGGACACTTTACCAATTCCTGAAAATACAGAATCGACACCCTTTTTACCTTTGGCAACTTTATTCGGATTAAGATCTTTATATCTTTTTTCAAGTTGCAAACGCGTTGCCAGTTTCTCAATATCAGCATTACTTATTTCACTTAAATGCTTCGCCTTTATAGCAGCGGCTACTTTATGATCTTCACTTAGGTTCCTAGTTTTCTTCCCACCACTTTCCCCAGGCATGTCGCTTTTTTTCCTAACAATAGAATCAGAAACTTTTTGAACTGCTGCTGCTTCTTTTGTAAAACCATGCTCTCTAAGACTAGCGGCATCTCTTGCTGTAGCTCTAGCAGCACTTTCTGCTCTTCGTTGGCCCCAGCGCATACCCATAATACCAACATGTTTTAATTGATTATAATTCATCGATCCTCCAATTCCAGACTCAACTTGAGCTGATTCAAATTTAATATATTTAACCTTATTATCTTCTAACCACTTTTTAGCTTGTTCTACAGTAAAGTTATTAACGGAAAATCGATAAGCTTGAACTATCATGGAAGTTCCACCTTTTAACTTAGCTACAATTATTCGAATTCCGTTTTTTAATTCTTTACTTCGAAAAGAATCAGGAATGAACTCTCCAGGATCTATCACTCTAGCTGCGTGTTCATTAGGATATGGCATGTATACACTCCATTATATTATTAAATTTCTTATATAGCTTTTACTACCCAGTTATCAAACACACAACCGTCTTCCATATCTTCTCGGTACAAACCCTTCGGCTGCCATAAGAGTTAAGTACTTAATGTTATCCCCGTACAAGGGGTTTGGCTCAGCACCGGAAGGACTTTCTGTAAGAGAAACTAAACCATTCCATGGTACGCCCAAAGGATACCTACCATTACTATCCATTAGATATAAAACAGCACGATCAATACCCGTCTCAAAGAATCTTTTTCCTGTATCGCTCCAAACAAGTTGGGTCATAGTTTTTTCTTTAGTCCTCATCCAATTTCCACCAGGCATATTTACCAACTCCGAAAATAGTATCAAGATCGGAAGTTGTTAATATTCCAGTGTCAAGTTTAGTATGAATTGTCAACATTTGTTGTGCGGTGGCGACTACACCAAATGAGATAATACAATCACTGGCCCATCCGTTCCAACGAGGATTACCTATTCTAGCACCCCACTCCCATAAAGGTTGTGTCCATAATGGATTACCAACCGATCCACCTTGTTGCACACCATTTATATCAAAATAAAATGTACCTGCTAAATTCGAGGCCCTTATCCCCAATGTCATCCAATCTAAATCGTTACAAGCTACAGTCCGAGTAAAGTTTGGAGGAAAAGAACTATTCATATAAGTACACTCGATTGCGTTTCCATTCGGACTTATGTTGATCGTAAGACCGTTAGCAAATGGGTAAGAATAAAAAACTAGTAGTTCATGAAATTCGTTCCAGTCTAGCAACGAATTTACTTTACCTCGAATAATTGCGGTAATCTCATCTCCATCAAATAAAGCAGCAAATTCGGGTGAATAAATATTTGTAAAACAATCATCCGTCCCATTATAATAAGCTCGATTAATCGGACCAGCTAACACCACACCCGATCTATGTAATCCAAACAAACCGTTCGCCCCATAATCAATAGCAAATGGTAATTTTCCTAACATTCCATCTTTTTTATTTAATAAAATATTTTCATCAATAACAACCGGGATTTCAACTTGAACCATCAAACGCCATTCTAATTCTTGGATCTGTTTTTGAATTGCGTCTACTAGGTACGAATTATTTGGAGGATCAAAGGATAAACGAACTTTTTGAAAAATGTAACTTTTAGCAGATTCGAGCATAGAAGCATATTTACCTACTAAGAGATTATCCCAGGTTTCGTTTTCGCCTATCACTTTAAAACCACTAGACGGACCAACTCCTAATTGATTTAAACTCCATATGGCAGTATTAATATCAAGAAGAATATTTGTATCAAATCCGTTATAATCCGCCTCGACACCTAGTGCTGTTTTTACTGTGTTTAATATGCTATCCATATAAACTCCTTTAGCAAGTTAGCGCCAAAGAGTCGTGTCATTAGGACGACGAACAATAGGCGGTTTGGGAAGTAAAGACTCATCACCGAAATGAATAGCACGATGAGTATTATAAGTTGTACAAATAAGAAACTCGGGATCAAAAATATCTGGATTACCAGATTCAATATCTTCAATGCTAATAGGATTCATATGATGAATAAGAATCTGAATTTCAATCTCGTAACCAGTTATACCAAGATCGCATGCTTGGTCTCTTTCAATTACTATATATCTAGTATTTTTCCATTCCCTAGATCTATACAAATTTTGATTTAAATATCGATCAAAGCCAAATGTAGATTCTCCCACACTGCCTTTTAAACTAAGATATTTAAAACGCTCTTCAAATGTTAATATTCTTCGCAACTCTCTGTAGGATCTAATCTTCGACATCATCTTCCTCTTCTTTATTACCACCATAAGCACGCATGGCACTTAAAGCATTGGCGTAAAGTTCTTCAATCCGTTTGACAGACTGAAGAGCTTCAGTTTTTGCTTTGAGAAGTTCGTTTTCATTAGTCAACTTTTCTTTCTCTAATCGTTCTTTAGTGGTAGCAAGTTTTAGAAAATGGGTAATAACCTGTGCTGATGCTGTTCCATCAGAAAGTTGCTTTTCGGCCAAATCAACGGCTGCTTGTACTAACTG